CCTCTGCTTTATCTAACCAACCACCCAAAATTTGATGCTCGTACTTTTGTTTTCTTCTTGCTTTCATATCTTCAATTTGAAGTATAAAAGATTTTGAAAGGTTTTCGTAATTATCTAAATAAGTAGTGTGTATATAAGTTGTATCGCCTTTTACAATATTACTACCGTCTTTTACTCCTTTAGATTCAAAGAAACGCTTATAGATAAAATGTTCTTTTGTAGCTGGGTTAAGTACAAGTATAACTCTATTTTGTACGTCTTTAGCACGAATAGAAAAATCTATTTTATCGAATGTATCTTCGTCAGTTAACTCCTCTGCTTCATCTAATACCCAAGTTGTAACTCCTGCTAAAGATTTTAAGTTTGCTGTTTGTGTTCCTGAACTTGTTTTAATACCTTTAAATAAGATTTTAGAACCTGTTTTTTTATTTATGATTTCATCTTTAGTTATATAAAAATCGTTGCTTAAATCAAGTGTATTTATCTTATCTATAAATTCAGGAATAATCGAAACGTGTGCGGAAGTTAAAGTATAACGAGTGAATAAAATAACATGGCCTACTTCATAAGTAAGCAAAAGTAAAAACAGGTTAATCGAGTAGGATTTCCCTGAACCTCGACCACCTGTAATTACAAAGTAACGACTATCACTTCCTAGGGGTTTGTATTTATTTTTTATCGTTATCAAACTTAAACAAGTCTTTAATATTAAAATCATTAATATTATGCGTTTGCTCTATTGTTTCTTTTGGTTTTCCACAACCATACTCAATCAATAATTTAGCTGCTGCTATCCTATCTCTAGAGTTCTCATCGCTATTAACCATAATAGAAGCTAAAACAGCAAATGATTGCTCAACGTGTGGACTTGCTAAGTCAACACCTCTTAACTCATCTTTTAAAGATGGTCGACCCGCTTTACCTGCTGTTGAATGTCCGCCATTGTTTTTTCTCTTATCCATAATTAATATAAATTAATTAGTTAATTTGCACTTCATAAACCTTTTCAATTTCTATAATCATATCACGCCAACAAGAACCGCAAGAAGTAGTTTGAAAGTCTTTATTGAAAGTTTCTTTGTATATTACTTTTAGTTTTTCTTGTTGTTTAATTGTAAGTTGTTCAGGTCTGTTAGGTAAAAAAGTACTTAACCATTCAATTGATTCAACTGATAAGCAATTTGGTTGTCTGTATGTCCAAATTTTATTAAGTAATTCTTTTCGTTCCTCACAACCGCAATCGATTCCAGTTACTTCTGAAATCTTATCTACAACAGCTTTAATTCCTGTTGCTGTTGTTATTTGCTCTATTGTATCGCCTAATCCTTTTGGTTTTCTTCCTCTTGCCATAGTTTATTATTTTAAGTTTTGGTAATCGTCTTTAAATAGTTCTCTTAATCTTTTTTTATGTTCTTTTAGTGAATGGAATATACTAACAAAACTTATACCAGTTTCCTCTGCTATTTTTCGCATTGATTTTCCACTTTCACGATATAAAGTAAAAAGTTTCTTATCATACATATCCCATGAATCGACTTCAGCTTTACATTTTGTAGTGAACTTATACCATTCAATCTCATCTTCTTCGTTAAATTCGTCTATAATTAAATATTCATCATCTATATCCCCTAAATTATAAAACGATTCAAATTGATTTTTGTTAATATAATTATCAATAAAAACGGAGCGAATAACAAAAAAGATATAAGACTTGTTTATATTATCGTTTGTGAAACACTTTTCTATTGATGAGTATTGGTGTAATTTTATATAAGCATCTTGCACAATATCCTCTGCGTATTGTTTTGAAAACACAGAAGCCATTTTAATCAGTTCGCTATGATGTTTATATAATTTTCCTAACATAATTTAAAATAAACCGCTAAAACTGACAAAAGCGGTTTTGTTCTTAAATAGCGCTGTATGAACGTTTCAGTTTTAAATAACTCCGACCAAGGACACATCAATCCAAAAAGTTATTTTTACAAATATAATAAATTTATTCTAATTGCAAACATTTATAGAAATAATTTTTAGACTTATTAAATTCAAGCCATTTTCCAAAAGTCATAGTTTGCTCAAATTGTTCATCTGAATATTTGTGATAAGCTATTACTTTAACTAAAGTATTTGCGTCTAAAAAATAGTTGTGTTGTTTAGGTTTAGACATTTTTCAGTTCTTTAATCTTTTGTTTATAAATAGCAATTAATTCTTTTACCTCGTCTAAAGTTAATTTAAGCGGTTTATTTCTATCTTCTAACAACTTGTTGTAACTTTCTATTCCAATTCTATTTGGTAGCCTTAAATCGTATTCTTTTATGTTTCCGTGCAGTTCTTTGTTACACCTTATGCAACTTGAATGAACGTTATCCTCATTAAAACGTAAATTAGGATATGCTCCAACCGAAAAAAAATGCGATGCGTTTACATCATTCCCTACTAACTTTTTATCACACGAAATGCAATTCTTGTTTTTATCTCTTAATCGAATGTAAGTATTAAATACTATTTGAGCAGCTTTTAAAACTTCGCTTTTAGTTTCTAACTTTTGCTTAATTTCTTTTTTTTGTTGCTTCCATTCTTTGGAACGTTGTCTTTTTAAATATTCTATTGCATGTTCAGGACCGCAAACTATCTGCGTATTATTCTGCGGTGTGAATTTATCTTTACAGACTACGCATTTTCTTTGATATATCTTTTTCATTTTCAATAAGTTGCCTTAGTTAGTTGTATCAATCTAATAGTTATGGTAAATGCTAAAACCTATCTAACCAAGAGATAAAACTTTTAACTTTACTCTTTTTTAAAATATTACCAATTTGGCTTTGTTTTTCTTGGTCTATTTCTACTTCTAAAATATCCGAACCAACATCCCAAATTGCGGATTCAACAATAGTTCCACTTTTAATATTTACAAATTGTTTCATATTAAAATTAATTCTTGGTGCTAAATTTTTTGTTCCTAAACATAAGAAATAATAACTTTTGTAGCAAGATTTTAAACTATCAGATTTTAACACATAAAGTTTATTTTTCATTTTTTTATTTTAAAAGCACTTACCATAACACTGCATTGTAGCAATTGTGGATTAAGGATTAATTAATAATTTGTTTTTACTCGGTTAGTTTTAGTATTAAATCGAATCATCGTGTCAGTCTAACCACAACGACGAGCAAGCCGAATGCGTTATGTATTCCTTTTTTCATACTTTATAAAACTTATATGCGTTCGTATAGCTTCGCAACAATTTGACGCTCTATCCATTATTCTACGCATCAAATAAAGCTCTGGAACTTCTACTTCTGCAAAGTTAACCGCTCGTGCTACTGTCATTTTTTTATCAGTAGTAAGCTCAAAGATACGCATTTCATATTGTTTTTTAAAATTTGCACGTTCTTTTTCTAAATAAAATAAAGTTACGTTTATTTTTTGCAATAATTCGTTAAGTGCTTCGCCATCGTTTAGGCTTGTATCTTCATAAGATTGAATATACATTGCAAGGTTTTCTAATTCTTTTTCAAAGTTTTTCATAATTAAAAATTTTCTATTAAGTAAGGTAATGCGTCTTTGTTAATATCAAAAGTAAATTCATCAAATCTGTAACCACGTGAATAAGGATTACTTACTTTTATACTTTTATCGTCTTGTATCTCTAAATCAATAACGGTTTCTGCTTTCTTTAAAACATAAGTTCCTAAATGTCCTAAAGGTTTATTTGTCATTGCTGATTTATGTATAATGGTAGTTATGTGAATGTTATATTCGTAAGTCCATTTCATTATATAATCACTTGCTTCTTTACTCATTACAATATCATTCGTATTTTCTACCAAGTCAGCAATTCCATCTATTGAAACTAATTTAACAGGGTGTTTATATTTGTGTTGGTTCTTTAGACAATAGTCAATAAGTAAAAGTCTTTCGTTACTACTTAAATGTCTTGTTGCATATCCTTTGTAACTATCGTAATTACCGCCTACCATTTCAATAACACGTCTAAAAGTTCTTTGAGTGTAGTATTTACCTTGTTCAGTATCAAAATCTAAAATAGTATATTCTTTATCTCTGTGGCTTTTAATGTTTGGAAATAGAACCGAACTTTTACCACCAATGTAAGAAGCTAAAAAAGCTGATTTAAGAAACGTCTTTTTACTTTTCGATGTTGCTATAATTGCAGAAAACTCTCCTGCTGTCATTATTGGCGTTGGGTAATAATTTCCTTTATATTCGTGCGTACCTATTGAAAGTAAAGTTTCAGGGTGTTGCATTTCCTCGGATAAATCAACAAAACAACTTTGCTCTATTTTTTCAAAATCAATTTCTGAAACTGATTCTAAATTCTTTTCAAGTTCATCAAAGTTTAAATTCATAATTAAGTATAATTTTCAATTTCTTTTAATAAGTCGTTTGCTGAATTATAAAATGATTTTTCTACTACTTCTTTACTCCAAGGTTTTTTTAATTTATCTAAAACCGCTTCTGGTGTTTCTTGCTTTTGTAGTTCAATCAAGTTAAGATCATAAGTTAATAATTCTATTTGCCTATCTAAAGGAATGTTAAGCTGAAACTTTAATTCTTTAATTGCAAATTTAACGTCTTTGTAATGGTGTATATTTTGACGTAAAAATACACAAAGTAATTTAGCATACAATAAATTATCTTTAGTTAATTGCTTTGATGATTCGTTTATAAATTCATCAAGGTTTTTAAGTGCTTCTATATCTTCTTTGTAAATGCGTTCTTTATTGCGTTTAAAAGCGTTAAATATCTTTGTTACGTTTCTTTTTAGTTCCCAACTCATAATTTTAAATTTTTATGATTTTTTTCTTTTATAAATTCACGTATCCAAAAACAAATTTCTTGCGTGCTTAATTTATAACTTCTACCATATTTACCACTTGAACCATTACGAATCGCTTTTCTAATTTCATTTAAAGTTAAAAAACTAAATTCATCTTTAATAAAATCAGAAGTATCTTCAATTTTTAAAAGTTCCATTTGTGTCCTATCCATTGCAATAATTAAAGATTGAAATAAATCATCTTTTAATTCCTGTTGATTTAATTGCTTCAGTAATAAGTTTGAATTGTTCGGTGTCTGTAAGTTTTGTAGTTCCATTGTTATTAGTATTAATAGTTATTTCATCGTTATAACGCTCTTGATTTAAATAAGTTGTTGCGTGTGGGAATGTATATTCTTTAAAAGGTTTGTTATTTATAAAAAAGGGCAAATGCTTTTCTATTTTTTCTTTTTGTTTTTTAGTTAACTTGTTAAACTTTTCTTCTGCTTTTTTCTTATTTGTTTTATTTGGGTACATACTCCAAAATTCATCAAAAGAAAATTCTAAAATTTCAGCAAAAACAATATTATTTTCTTCTTTTACTTCTACTTCTACTTCTTCTTTCTCTTCTACTTGTTCGGTAGGGGTAATCGAACCCCCTTTTGCACCCCCTTGCGTAGGGGTTAAAATTATACCTGTTTTATCCTCAAACCCTTTAACTTGACTATCAATAGAATTTGTTTGTGAAATATAAGCAAACTTTGCCATTCCTTTCAAATTAGTTGGCTTAATTCCTAAAAATTGTCTGTCAAGTAATGCATCAATAAAAGCAACCTTATCTTCTACCGTTTCAAGTTCGTTGTAAACATCGTAGTAAGAGCGAAAAAAATTAAACCCTTTTCTTTTTGTTAATTTAATTGCCATAATTTAATAAAAAGACAAAACCCCTAAAGAGCCACTACACATCTTTAAGGGTTTGTCGGTTACGTTACTATTTGTAACGTTATACTTTCGTTGTGAGTAGTGGTTCACGAATACAAATATAATAATTTATTTTTAATTACCAACTATGTTAATAAAAAAAACACCTAAAAATTTTCAGGTGTTTCTAAATCAAAAGTTTTAATTAGTAATCGTAAGTTAAAATGGCATATCGTCAGGTTCATCACTTACTGAAATAGGTTCTTTAACTTCAATATTATTTACAGATTGTTCAGCTTTAGAGATTTTCCAGCCTTGCAAGTTTACAAAGTATCTTCCGTTATATTCTGAACCTCTTAAATTAATTGATACACTTACATTATCTCCAACTTTATAGCTATCTAAAACGCTTGTTTTGTCTTTTACAAAGTCAATAGCTAACTTTTGCGGATATTGTTCCGTAGTTTCTACTACTACAATTCTTTTTGTAAATCCATTTTGACCTACTTCTTCTGTGTTACCTACAAGGATAACTTTTCCGTTTACTTCCATTGTTTAAAATTGTTTATTTGTTATTAAATATTGAACTAAATCTTGTTTTATTTTTATTGCTTGCTCAATTCGTTCTTTAATTAATTCAATCATTTTTTCGTCACGCTCTACTTCTATTTCGTGCCACATTTCTTTGCCATTAAAAATAATGTAATTAAAAAAATAAGCCTTAACTGAATTAGTGCATAACATTTGCATTTGCATTTGTGCGATATATTCTTTATCTATTGCATCAAATCCTTTAGCAACTAAATTAAAAAACTTTGTAGGTCTTGGGCATTTTATTTCTAAAATAGAATCGTTACCAACTAAACCATCAGGAGAAGCTCCAGCGTGTAAACCATAAGGAAAAAAAGTAGTTTCTTGAATGTCTAAAAATTCAAACTCTTTTATTTCTTTAAATTTTCTAAATGCTAATGGTTCTAAAGTTATACCTCTTTGCATATCACTCGACACAAAAGCATCTTCTTTGTCTAATCCAAAAACTTCTTCAACCGCTTTTTCAAATATATAACTTTCTCCTGTTTGTCCTAATCCACGAACCCCTAAAAGTTTGTGAATGTCCGAAGCTGTAAATCTACCTTTACGAGCTTCGAACCAATCATCACTACGCTGTAACATATTCATTGTATTGTTTTTCAATTTCAGGCGTTACATTCATAGTTTCTTTTATTTTTTCTATTGTAGCTCCAGCAGTTTTTGCACGTTCAAACATATCAGCAGTAAAATCTTTTTTTGTTTTTATTTTTGGCTGTATTGGTCTTATTCTTACTCCTTGTGTAGTTCCACCGCTTACCGCCCTAACGTTTTCATCAATATACAACTCAACAGCAATGTTTTTCCAATCTTCAACAAATGGATTATTACCGGCAAAACCTTTAATAACTTTTGAATTTGTTGCGTTTAATACTAAAGGTTTAATATTTTCTACAAAATAAGCTATATTAAAATCACCTTTTTTACCAGCAACTTTAGCCCCAAATTCTTGTTTAACTTCTTTAATAGTAAAACAAAGGTTATGTCCTTTTTCGATTAAATCTTCTAAATCAGCACTCCCTAAATGGTCTGACTTAAATACATTTCTGTAATGGTGTTTTTTTGTTTCCATAATTATTAATTTTAGTTATGCAAATATAAACAAATTTTTTAATATTTATTAAAAAAGTTCAATTTGTTTTTCATTTTGTTTTTTTGTTATGCCAAGATACGTTTCAAAAATAGTTCTTCCTGCTTCGTAGTCAACAAGGTTGCAAGCTATCTTATCTTTTCTCTGTTTACCTTTATAGCTTGATAAATCTATTTCGTGAAATATCTCGTTTGGTTTGCTTCCTGATTCTATAAATCCTTTTGGTTGTGGTCTTTCGTTTAAACTTGATGGCAAATTAAAATTTGTCCAATATAAATGGCGACCTCTTTTTTTAGCTGGTATCAATGGCTCATAAAAAGGAATTACATTTTCAACACAATACTTTCCTTTGAAATAGTTATCTAAAAAAATAATCTCCTCATAAAGTTTCATATCTGGAAAAACAGGATTGTAATTTTCACGTTCACTATTTGCTTGTCCAAATCTTATTCTACTATGACTGGGACAAGGTGGCGAACTCCATATAAAATCAAAGTTTTTAAAGTTTTCTAACAGATATTGATGAGCATCGCAAACAATTACAATATCATTTGGAAATCGCTCTTTGTACATTCGTGCAAGTTCTTCATCATATTCAACAGCTGTTACTTCAATTTCAATATTAGCTTCTTTTGCTACTTCATCCCGCTTGTAACGATTACCACCAAGACAAGCATATAAATTAAGAATTTTTATTTTTTTCATCTAATAGTTTTTTATATTCATCATTAATTTTTTCGTTATTCTGACCTCTTTTTTGTAAACGCTTCATAATGCGTTTTACTTGGTCAAATCTTTGTTGTGGTGTTTTCATCTCTTTAAATCGTATTTAATTTTACCAAATTTTATTTCGTCAGGTGTATTTTCCGCTACTTCTTTGGCGGTTAAAGTTATATTTCTTTGTCTTTCGTATGTAGTATCAATTCTGTTACCTACTAATACTATGCTTTTACGCTTTGATAATTTGCTCATATTCTTTAAAGTGTTCATCTTTCCATTTGTTATATGGAATGTTATTTAATTGTGTTTTTACAAATCTTAATTTTTCAGCTACTTCTAAAATATGCGGTCTTTTTATTTTGACTATTACTATTTTTTTTGGCTTTTTAATTTCAGATTTTAAAGTAATTCTTCTTAATTTCTGTTCTTCATGAATAAGTTTATACTGGTTTCTTCTTACTTCAATTCCTTTGAAATAATCTTTTAAAACTTTTACATCTCTTTTAATATACGCTTCGTTTATAAAGTTAAATAAAGGGTCTTTTTTATATAATTCATAGTTTTTTAAAATGTGAATTATTGTAGCGTGTCCTCTGTTTAATTCTTTTCCTATTTGGTTTAAACTTTTTTTACCATACATATCATTTGCGTATAATGTTCGAAGATAAACTAAATACTTTTCCCTGCAACTTGTAGTTATATCAACTCCTAAATTTTCTTTTATTTCTTCTATTGTCATCTTATAAAATTTTATCAAAAAACACTACTCCTTTTTTTCTTGCTATTTCTATATTATCATAGAATTTATTAATAAACTCACTTAATAATATTGCGTCTGCTTCGTTTAATTCTG